TCTTCTTTTATTTCTTCTTCTTTTTCTTCATCTTCTTTAATTTCAGCCATTCTTTTTTCAAGTTCTTCTTCAGAAGTTGCAGATTTGATTAATTCTTGTTTTTCTTCTAAAGTCATTTCTTAATCCTCCTTTAAAATTTGAACGGTTCTACCACCGTTTTTATAAAATCTCTATTTTGTTTCTACCAACAAAAAAAGAATCAGTTCTACCACCGATTCTCTTATCGAGTTTATAAACTTAATAATGCCAATGCTTTCTTTTTGGCTAGCTTTAAAGCCTCATGTTTACGTTTTTCTTCTTCGTATTGCTCTTTATTCCTTGCGTAAATCTCAGTTGACTCATAAGCTGGAACGTCTACAACCGAAACGTCAAATATTTTGTCAAATGCTAATATTCTTCTAGTATCTGTTTCGTAATCGTATTCCTCATTCTTTACAGTAAACGCAAAACTCATCTTACTTAATACTCCATCTTTTATTAGAGTATATATATCTCTATTGACAGAAGTATCTGGTAAATTAGCTCTGATTTTAAGTCCGTGATCGTCAATATCAAATTGTAAGCTTCCTCCTCTAGTTCTTGCCATTGGTAAAACTGAGTCTTCGTGATTATATTTCATTACTATATCTGACATATCAGCTCCATCAAAAGCATTTCTGTCTATAACTTCTTTCATCCATCCCAAATCTGTTACGCTATCAAAAACTGCAGCATATCCTTCGACTGTCATTTCGTCTTCTAAAGCTCTCATTTCTACCATTCTGATTTCTTTTTTCTTATTCTCCATTTCTATTTCCTCCTTGATATTCATTTGCTAGACTTGAATCTATATTATTCAACGATTGAAGTATTTTAGCTCCCTCTTCGCCTCCTATTGGGTGCATATCTAACAACTCTAAAGCTGTGTCTTTTGTTACTAAGCCATAAGGTAAAATTGTTTGTAATAATTTGATTTTTGAGTCTATTGAAGCATATTGTAATCTATGAGTTGTAAAGATAATTCTGTGTCCTTCTCTTATAGCTCTTTCTCCAAATATTGCATTAGTAAAAGCTTCGCCAAGTTGTATTGATAATGGCTCAATTACACCTTCAAAAAATGCGTTCCATTTTTCTGGAGTGTAATCATTTCTTATTACTGCTTCTGAAACTCCGAAATAATCATAAATATTTTGATTAACTCTTTTTAACTGTTCATCGTCTAAAGTTACAGGTTTCATATTTATTTCTTGGAATGTAGCCTTAGCATCTAAAGCAGCTATTCCAGAGCCATTTCCAGCTCCTAAGAAATCTTTCACAAAATTATCTCTATTTGTCTTTATATCTTCTGGCTTAAGCATAGCGTTCGTATAAGTTAATATTCCTTTTAAGCCGTTTGTTGTTTTTATTGCGTTTTTAATTCCTTCGCTTGATGTGTGAGCAGTTTCTAAGTCTGTATGTAATACTTTGTTTGAAGTTCCCCAAAAATCATCTTCGTTATAGAATTTTCTTAAGTGTATTAAATCTGTATATGGTAATGTATAATCTCTATTGTTTATAAATTTGAATTTTAAATAAACTCTTCCTGACTTATCCTCAAGTAATTTATCTTCATAACTTAGTATTGGATAAAATCCAGTAATAAATCCTTGACTATCTTTTGCAATATACACAAATGCGTTATTATATGTGTATAACTGTGAAACTACTTTATAAATGAAATCATAAGTAGTCATTATTAAGTTTGGTTTATTTTGTAACAAATAATTGATTTCTCCATAAATTGGATGGTTAATGTCATTTTGTATATGTTTTGGAGTTAATTTTGCTGCATGAGTTGCTATTCTGTCTATAGCTGTTCTTGCAACTTTACTATCATATATATTTTTCCCCCACATACTAAAGAAAGCCTCGTAACCATTTAGCACCTTATAAGTTGTTAGTTCTTTTGTTGTATCTTTTTTGCCAAAAATTGTTTTAAAAAAACTTCTTTTTTCTTTTTTCATTTCATTCCCCCTGCATTGATAAATAATCATTCATTTTCTCAAATAAAACGCAGTAAGCATCTATTAAGCTTACTGCTCCATCTATTCTTTGTTTTGATTGGCGACCCTTTACAGGTCTTATATTTTCGTTTTTGTCTACTTCAATAGAAGTATTTAACAAACACCATTTTAAAATTGGATTATTATTATAAATTACATTTTTTTCTTTTAAGTCAGCTTCTAGTTCTTTCATTGGATTACTCATTGTCTTAGCTCCTTGAATAACTTTTACCATTTCAAAACCTATTCCTTGCATTTCTTCTATCCAATATTGAGAACCCCAAGGATCGTAGCCAACCCATAAAGCCGATATATCATAATCTTTATGTAGTTTATAAAACCAATTTGTAACATCTGTATAATTTACCCTTGCACCTGAACACGTTGTAAGTAATCCTCGTTCCTTCCATTTATCGTAAGGAACATTATCTTCTTTTGTCTTTTCTTCAAGCCTTGATTCTGGGATAAAATATTGTTGTAATATATATTTTTTCTTATTCTTAATAACTAATACTGTCGCACAGGTTAAATCTGTTGTACTAGACAAGTCAGCTCCGCCTATTGCATAAGAGCCTCTTAGTTCCGATATATCAAATGTTTCTTCATTGTTTACAATGTCAAAATCTAGCCATTTTTCATCTGTGTTAGTTCTTACGTTAAAGTCTTTACAAAGTACGCCTTTTTTACTTGCGAAATCATCCTTAGCTCTTTGTACTTGCTCAGTTAAATATTTATATTGTTTTATAGTTCCAAGTCCAGGATTAGCTTTTACCCAACATTTTATATTTTGCCATTCGCTAGTTTTATCTAATTCATATAAAACAGGTAGAAAAGCATCGTTTTTTATAGTTCCATCCAATACACTATTGGCATAAGCGTAAATATCATCAAAAATACATTCTCTTACAGTTCCAGCCGTGGTTATCATTACAACCAAAGGCTGTCTTCTTGAAGAGGTAGATTGTTTCATTACTTCATAAAGGTTTCTATCTTTAATTGCGTGTAATTCGTCAATAATTACCAAATGAGCATTAAGTCCGTCTAATGTGTTAGAATCACTTGAAAGAGGTTCAAATGAACTAAATGTGCTAGGCATATACATATCAGTTCTACGTTTATTTACAACTGCTCTGATTTCTGGAGATTGACTTCGCATAGCACAGGCTGACTTAAAAGCTTTACTTGCTTGATCTTTTTTTGTTGCTACAGAATAACATTCAGCTCCGCCTTCGCCATCTGCTATCATCATGTATAAAGCTATAGCTGATAACATAGTCGTTTTTCCATTCTTACGCCCTACTAAAAACATCGTTTCATTGAATCTTCGTGTTTTAGTATCTCTATTTAAAAAACCAAACAAAGCTTGGATATATGCTTTTTGAAATAGTTCTAATTTTATTGGCTTACCTATTTCGCCTTCAGACTGTTTACAAAATCTTTCTATGAATTGAATTGGGCGTTCTCCCTTGGCTTCGTCAAAATAAAAAGGAAGGTCTTCTTTTTGACTTTCCTCATATAATCTTTTATATATTTTTATAACTTTTTTTCCAGCTATTATTTCTCCGTTAGATATTTTATCTAAATATTCCTTGATATAGTTCATTTTTTATCACTCGCTATAAATTTTAATATATCTTCGCCTTCTGGAACTTTCTTTTCATCAGCTGGCAAAGCATCATTTAAAACTTTCATTGAACTATTAAAATTCTTAATAGTAGCATTATAGCTTTTTAACGCTGGGCTTTCTCTTAAGAATTTCTGTTTTCCTTGCTCAAATTTTTCAATTACGCCCTTTTCGTTGATTTCATTTTGAAGTTTGTTTAGGGTAGACACCATAAACGCAATATTTCTTAGCAAATCATCGTTTATACTCATTTTTAGCTTATCAGCTTTCAAAAATAACTTTTTATATTTTTCATAAATATTTTTTGTTTCAGTATCCATAATACCCCCCTTGTTCCAAAACCCAATACCAATTTTTTAGTTG